TTTTACAATGAACCTAACGTACAAGCACTAACAAATGGTCTTAAAATGATTTATCATTCCCATAATAAAGAAGAAGAAATTTACAATAAAAGAAACAATATGAATATAGTAAATACTTGGAAAAAAGTAACAGAAGACTATGTTAAAGTACTTGAAGAAGTTAGTAATAGAACAGATATTGTTAGATATTGACTTTTTTATAATTTACTATAATATAATGTTACAAGGAGAATATTATGGATGATTTAGATGAGTTTTTTGCAAATCTAGAAAGCGACATGAAAAATAGCAAACTAGAAAGTGCTGCAACCTCAGAAAAAACAAGTTTAGACCGTAAAATTATTGATGATTTTCATGGCAACGTGCCTATTTTTAACGAAGAAGTTACTGGACAATTACCTACTATTACTAAAAAAGCACAAATATATATTAGTGATGTTTTAGAAAAAGGACAATACTTTAGATTTGCAGTAGATGGAGGTGGTTGTTCTGGATTTAACTATGCTTTTGATGTAGAAACACATCCTAGAGATAATGATATACAATTTTCAGACAGTCCTCCTGCTATAATTGATGACGTAAGTATAAAATATTTATATGGAAGTATAATTGACTTAGATACATCCAGCTTAAGTAAGCAACTGGTAGTAGATAATCCAGGTGCTAAAGCAAGTTGTGGCTGTGGAACCAGTTTTGCATTTGATGAAGCAATGTTATTAGAGGCAGGGATACAATGAAGTATAAAGAAATAGTAACTGAAAGTGGTTTACCTTGGTTAGGACTTGATATAGATATACCTCATGAAAAAATGTTACAAGAAGCTGTAGATCTTAAAGATGAATTTGTTAAACATAGAGATGAAGATAATGGTGGAGGTTATAGGCATAAAGGATGGAGAAGTTTATGTATACATGGAATAGATCCATATAAAACTAATCATTATGAGCAATATGGTTATAAATCAAATAATGAAACTCCTTACACTTGGACAGATATATGTGCACGATGTCCTATAACTAATGAATTTTTTAAATATTATTTTCCATATGATGTATATTATAGAGTAAGATTTATGTTACTAGAGCCACAAGGGTATATTACTCCACATAAAGACTCTCAAGAACATAGATTATCACCTGTTAATATAGCACTGAATAATCCTGAAGGTTGTAATTTTAAAATGAAAGGTCATAAAGGATATTTACCTTTTGCTCCTGGAAAATCACTATTACTAGATGTAGGTAATACACACGCAGTATATAATAACAGTGATGAAGATAGATACCATATAATAGTACATGGCAAAATAACAAAAGAATTTAAAGAGTTGGTAGAGCGTAGTTATGCGAAAAATGGGCCTCAATAAAAACTATGTAGTAGCAATATTTGATGATCCAAAATTTGCATCTAGAAATATGACTATACAAGAAAAACGTAAAGAAATTACAGAATTTTTTACAAGATTCAAATATTTTGGACCTATAATTTATGGCAAATCAGTTAATGATGTATTAGACAAAGCACTAGAGCATGATGTAGAATACTGTATAGTACAGGCAGTAGGTCATATTGTTAGAGATGGTTCATTTTTTAAAATTATAGAAAAATGGATGAGTAAAAAGAACTTCTTTGTTACAGGGCATATTATGGACAAAGAAACTCCAAATAGTAATTGGTCAGAAGGCAATGGTTATTATGGATTACATAAACAGTGTATTTTAGTTAATTTAAATTACTATAAAAAGTTTGATAAACCTGTGTGGGGAGAAGCTAAACATAAGTTAGATAAACCAGAACATTTAGCTGCTGCTAATAGACATGCTAAAGATATACATGATGACTATACTCCACTAGCAGTTATGCCTACAGAAGAAACTAAAGTATGTACCCCTCTAGTAGATGGTTGGAACTTTATAAATACAAGTTTAGAAAATGGTTTAACTGTTTATAATTTTCATCCAAAGATTCGTGATGCGAAAGAATTTGTTTATCCTACTAGTAGTATTGAAGATCTACAGACTCAGTTATCATGGGTTAATAATATAGTAAACTATGCACCTCAATGTGTATTTTTATGGAATACAGAGACATATTTAGATTTAAAATACTGTAAAATACAAGAACCAGTTAGGCACTTATATACATTAGCAGCTAGTTTCAAACCACATATTATATTAAATACCTTTAATTTTGAAGATGATGCAATTGTTAATTTTTATGACTATAGTAAACCTGCACTAGCTTATAAAAAAATGATGTTAAAACAGTGGAATGGTGAAGATTATCCTGCATTTATAAATTGGGCTAGAAAAAAATATCAATTTAATGAAACACACGGAACTCTAACAGAGCATGAAACAGATGATTTCCTATGGCAAAGAGAAATATCTTGGTGGGGTAGTGAAGATACTATAAAAGAACACTGGAAACGGTATAAAAATCTAAAACATACATGGACTCATGTAGATATATCAAAAGACTGTACGCCCATAACTAATAAAATAATTAATGAACCAGGTAGTGTAATATGGTGGAGTAATGCTTTCCATACTGTAAATGCTCATTATCTTCATGGGTTAAAAGGTGTTACCGCTAGTTACAAAACTTGGATAGATGAAATTACTAAACAGAATCCTAATATATGGATTTTAGGAAAAGACTTTTTAGATAGACCTGTAGAAGGAGGTCAGATAAAAGATTATGTTATTAAAAGCTAAAACAAGGCTAGAGTTTGATAATAGTTGGGTAAAGCAATTAAAATTTGTAGAACACACAGACCAAGATTTGGCAGGTCATGTAGACGCTATATCAATAAAAAGTGAATCAGGAAGTGTATTTGATTTTTATAGATCTAATCCTTTAGAGAATCCTGATGATTTTAAATATACAGCTTTATATCATAAAATACCTCAAGTTAAAAAATTAACAGATTATTTTCAGCTACAAACTACCAGAGTGCGTATACATAGGCAACTTCCGGGTCAAGAAATACCGCTACATACTGATGGCAATAATACAGCAGTAAAAGATAAAAATGATTATATGATAAGAAGTATTACAGCTCTTACTGCAAGTAAAGATTTTAGATATAACTTTATAGATACAGAAAATAAACATAGAGTTCAATGGCTAAGACAGGGAGAAACTATGTTTTTTGACCCTGATTTAATAGCTCATGGCATGTTAAATGAGTCAAAAACAGAAACTAGATATGCATTGGTACAGATATTTAAGTTATACCCAGTAACAGACTGGGCAAGAGATTTTATAAGTACCAAAAAAGTAGTAAAAATATGAATATAGACTTTGGTACAGCATTTCACAAACCAAACGGTAATGCAGTAAAAGTAACTATTAATGAATTTAGAGATAAACTATATCTACATATAAGAGATTATACAATGGACGGAGATACAGGACAGTGGTTTCCTACTAAGACAGGATTTTCTATTCCAGCAGATGAAGTTAGCTCTTTAATACCTTTACTAAATGACGCTGCAGAAGCAGTAGCACAAAGGTATATATGGAATAATCAATTAGAATTGGAATTTGAAGAATTGGAGAACGAATATGAGTATTAAAGCTTGGAATGATGAACAAGAAGCTGAATTAACTAGGCTTTATCTTGAGGAAGAAATTAAAGATGTACATGAATTAGCATCTATATTTGAAAAGGGTTATAGAAGTGTTATAAGTAAATTAGTACAACTTAAAATATATGAAAAACCTGAATTAGATGAAGAAGATAAGTCATTAACTGTAAAAGTTATGTTGAGAGAGCTAGAAGAGATTTTAGGTGTAGAAGTGGTAGGAACTAATTTAAATAAAAAAGAAAATTTAAGTAAGTTACTTGAGTCTATCAAAAAGAAGATTGGCTAATGGGAACACTTAAACCAGGTGTTGGATTAGTATATGAACGAGTAGATGGTGTCGTATATGGCAGATACCAAGGAACAACAGATAGATGGGAAATAGGAAGAGATATGAGACCAATATCACCAAATGATATAAGACCGGAACCACAAACAATTGGTTGGGACTCTGCTGCCGGACATGGTCATAACCAATACACAAAAGAAGAGATTGAAGCATTAGGTATTAAAGTGGTAGAAGAACAAGTTATTCCTGAGCAAACTAACATATATAAGTTTAGTGAAGATAAACTAATAGAAGAGTTTACAGACTATATTGATAGTACTTATGCAGCACATTATAATACTAATAAAATTCAATCTATGGAAAATATTATAGATAAAGGTCATGGTACTGGATTCTGTATGGGAAATGTAGATAAGTATGCAAGTAGATATTTAAATAAAGGTACGAGAGAAGATGCTCGTAAAGATCTAATGAAGGTGTTACACTACACACTTCTTCAATTACATATACATGATAATAATTTATAAGGACTAATCATGAAGTATATCGTAGATATTGACGGCACTATCTGTCATGCACATCAATTACCCAGTGGCAAATGGGACTATGAAAATCATGTACCAATTATGGGTCGTATTTTTAGAATAAATAGACTATATGATGAGGGACATACTATTAAATATATGACTGCTCGAGGAGCAGTTAGTGGTATTGATTATTATGAAATGACTAAAAGTCAATTAGATAGTTGGGGTTGTAAATATCACGAATTGTCAGTTGGTGAGAAAGAACATTACGATATCTGGGTAGATGATAAAGCTCACAACTCGGAAGAATTTTTCAAATGACAACTAGTATGAGATGGTTTGCTAATCAGTGGCAGACTCAAGAAGTTGACGAAACTGTAGTTAATAGGGTCTTAGCAGCTAAAAATGTATTAGATATTGGTTGTGGGCATAATCCTTATAAAAAATTTGCTACAGGTAAATTTACAGGAATTGATGTTTATATTGATACAGCTGATGAACATATGGATTTTCTAAACTTTAGGACACAAGAAAAGTATGACCTCATAATTGCTTATGGGGTTTTTCACTTTCATAGTTTAGATTTAATAGATATACAGATTAAAAAAGCTATGAAACTGCTTACTCCAGATGGTGTTCTATGCATGAAAGTAAACCCTAACTGTCCTAACTTTGACGGTTCTATACTACCTTGGTACAATAAATGGACTAAATCTCTTGCTTATCATTATGGAGAAGTGTATAATAAAAAAGTTACAAATATGAGAGAAAGTACTCGTGGGAGATTTAAATGGGAATATGAATAGATGCCAGAAATTCTAGCACTATTATCAGGAACTTTTTATGGACTACTAATAGGCATAATTCCTGGAGCAGGCGCTACTACTGGTCTTATTTTTCTATTTAGCTTTATTACACTATTTCCAGATCCATATCTAGCTGTTATTTTTGTTATGGCAGTAGTTGCTGCCAGTACTACAGGAGATACATATACAGGAGTCTTATTAGGTATTCCTGGTGCAAAC